CTGCACGGAAATTCGTGGATTGGTCCTTGCCGCGCCCGCCCACGCGGGTCGCGGAACTCTCGGAGTGGAATACCGCTCCGCGGGTTGCCAAGAGACGGCAAAACGAGCACGCGTTAGCTGATGCGTGCCGCGCCCACATCGTCCCCGGTTCAGTAGCCGCCGAACCATATTCGGTGGACAGATTCTCCAGGATCGTCTGCCGCGACTGATCCATCACAGACCGTTCAGCAGTGCCGGCAAACGCTTGCGACGAATCCTTCTGCAACAAAGCCCATCTAGCTGAGGCCGCTAAGCGTTCATCTGCTATCAGATCCACCGATTGAGCCGCGAAACTGGAAGTGGTTGGTTGCTCGTTGTAAAACTGCACTGACAACTCGCCACTGGCCGCCAGGTATGCCCTAGCCAATTCCGGGTAAGCCTCAGTTATGAATGCCAGGGCCTCATCTTTACTAAGACGGTTCATGCTGGCCAGCAGCCGATCAATTTTGATGCCCAGATCTGCGGCCAACTGCACCAGGAGAAGCTGAAACTCATTGACCGCCAGCGCCACCAGACGCCCCTGGTGCAGGAACTTCACGAACCGGGGAGGCCGTCAACTTGTCCACCAAGGACACAACCCCGGCACGGCGCCTATCAGCCACAGCGCGGCGCACCTGCTGCGGCGTCAACCCCAGAAGTTCCAGACCGACTTCAGATTCAGCCAGGGACGGCACCGCCGACAACTGCTTCATCCCCGCATCAGCCATCGCCGCCCGAGACAAATACCGCGGATCGCGCCACTGGGTGTCGATCGACTTCCAATCGTCCGGAATGTCTTCGATGGCAGTCTTGTTCAGCATCGCCAACGCCCGCACATAGGACCTCCGGGCCGCCGGGCTGAAATCATCAACCGCACCCTCGGCCTCAGCGATCAACTCGTACTGCGACGCGTCATACGACTCCGCAGAAGTCGGATTAGACAACCCGGAAATCGCGACAGCCGTGTCAGGCAGGGAGGATTCTCGGGCGAACAACTTCGCCAGGCCATTGATGTCTGACCAGTGTGAATCTGGGCTCGCCGCTGGGAACTGCTTCACATCAGCACGCGCCAACGCCGGCAGTGCAGCATCCTTATCGTCTGGGAGTCCTTTGATGCGACCCATCCGGGCCTGCCACACCGTCATCCGCGTACCGTCACCATTCATCAGCGACGACTCATCCGCGCCCAGAAGCCAAAACTCCGGGTACGAGAACACATCCATGTGACCTTCGCGGCGGGCCAACTCGCGTGTGGCGGCGTCCTGCAACCCCATCATCGGCTGCGTAATGCGCGACCGACCGAACGGGCGCTTCGGCGCCGGCTTATATGGCAACACTTCCGCGGGTACCCCGTACACGTGCTCGATTCGGTCGACCTGCCACTTCACGGTCGCCTTGTCCCGCTGAGCCGTGATCGTCTCATTGTCGAGATACAAAGCCAGGCTGAGGACTTGACCTTCTTTGTCCTTGTCAATCACCGACAGTAGGTTGTCTAAGTGGCGGCGGCGGCGATTCCAAACACCGGTCGCCTCAGTCGCGTCCTTGACGTGAATCAATGCGCCGGGCTCACCAGCACCACCCACCGTGTTGATGAGGAACGCTGGGCCGTGTTGCATCGCCGCCACGATCGCGCCGTCAATCTCGGATGCCAGGTGGTTGTCATCCCACACGTCATCGCCGCCGATACTTGCGAGATCCCCGTCAGGCCACACGAAACCTTCGAGGTTGCAGCGCCGAGCCAGCGCGTCGACGGCCTTCCCTGTCCACCCCAGGACGAGTCCCATGTTGAAGTACTGCGGCGGGATCAGCGTCCCAACGTAGCGAATCGTCCGCTTGTTCTCGTAGTACGAGGTGCGCAACAGGTTCGCCATGCGCCGGTTATCGATTTCCGCGAGCAGGCTATTTATGAGGGCGTTCTCATCGTTGGTCACGCCGGGAAGTCGGACCGTCTTCGATGACGGGAGGCTCTGCGTGTCCATCTAGCCGACAGCCGACCCAGAAGGGGCGCGGCCCCGACGTGACACCGCCCGGCTATTCCCCGAAGTTCGACGCTCTGTCATCGCCGCGTATAGCGCCGCCGACATCGCAATCGCCGGGCCGATATCGAATGACTCGGAACGGGGCTGCAGCATCCAACCACCCATGCTGCGGTCCTGCCGGCGCGCACCACGCACAGCATTGTCAAGGTCAGGCTGACCGCCATGGGACAAACGTCCCTGCTCAACCATGCTCAACCACAGAGCATTACCGGCACCGGATTCGTTCTGCGTGTACGCCGAAGCGTTGAAGAAGCTCTTTTTCAGCTTCTCCCCCAACGCTTTGGCCGCACCCGTCGTGTCGTATTTGATAGGGGCCCGCTTCGTCGCGTGGCGGGTCAGAAAAGTCATCGCCTCCACCTCCGATTGTGTGCCCATAGCGATTTCGACGTGCGCGGACTCTCCCTCGCACCAACAAGCGTCAATCCAGAACCATCCAGACCGTGTGGCATTGATCCCGAACGCAGCGATATCAGGAAGGGTGTCCAGTTCAGCGGAGAGAGTGTTCCAGTGATCCCTAGGGACAACCGCGAGCGATTCGATGGTCTTGTCCCAGATCCCGAAGACCTCACGCATGACATCTTCGGGAGACATGTTCTCCACAAGCCGCTCAATCGCCGACTTCCCCACCCGGAAACCGTAAGAAGGGTTAGCCTCCGACAGTCGGCCCCAAAACTCCGGCGCATCAATGTCGGACACGACACTCTCAGGCATCTCCGGGGAAAACTCGACGTAAATGCCCTTGAACGGACGTTTCTTCATCGGCGCCAACGCCTTATCTCGACGCCGCTTGAACGCCTCGTGCACACCCAGGGCGACATCCTGTGGCCGCGGCGGCGTACCCATGAAGAACGCCAATCCGATATCGGACACGTTCATCGCCGCGAGCATGTCCGTCAACGCCGCTTCCCGAAGGTTCTGACACTCGTCATACACCTCAATGTCGACCTCAGAGAAGCCGCGGCCAAACCCAGAAGACCTGGCCCCAAACAAGATCCGAGACCCGTTCGCGAAATGCACTCCACGACCATCATCGGTTTGCACCACGGGATGCTGGGCCCGCATTTTTGGGCGGATCGCCGGCTTCTCCACAATTCCGGCGATCTTCGTCAACGTCTCCGACGATGTGCGGTCGTGATGCGACGACCACACCACTAAAGTTCCCGGGCGCGACAAGCAGATCGCAATGAGGCCGACCATGATGCCCCAGGTCTTCCCCGCTTGCCGCGCGATACTCAACGTCACACCCATGACGTCGCACGCGAGCGATGGCAAGCCGTTCGGGGTGCGATCCGCGTCGTCACGCACACCGAGCGCTGCGTACCAAATGTCTTCCTGCCACTGATCGAACGCCACGCCCATGCCGGGCAGCTCTGGTGCGATCAGTTCGTGGTAGCGCGTGAAAGCTATGTCATCCGGGATGACGCAGTGCTGTGCAATGTCGACAAGCGGAGCGGGATTAGCCCGATTTCCGGAAGCGGTCGGCATCGAACGCCACAACCTTGCCCGAAGAAGCCTCCGACGCTCCCGTGTCGCTCGACTTAGGGGCAAGTGCCCGCAGCCGCCCTATCTCCGCCTTGGCTCGCTCCAACTGCGCATTGAGCTGAGACCGCAACTGAGGCTTCGCCTCGAAAGCCTCCGATAGAAGCTTGTAGCGAAGTACCGCCTCACCCAACTCATCATTGGCGATCATCGCGTCATTCAACGTCGCATACTCGGGCATCAAACAACCTCTCGGACCCGCCGGTTACCGCCCAGCGTCGGCGTAATGCGCCAGGAGTGGCGCAAGATCAGATGAAGCGTGGATTCACATATGTTGGACGGACTGCCGCAACGGGTGTCACACCATCCGACTTGACCCGATTGCACTGCCGGCACACACCCTGGCAGTTATCCAAAGCGTCAGCCTCAACCTCAGACCAGCCCAGGCGCTGAGCCTCGTCAGAAGACACAACATGATCCACTTCGAACGACCGCGGATGCGGCGGCCGGGCTTGATAGTCGATCTCACCGCCCAACGCCTG